TGAGGACGTTCCAAGACGACCCTGTGCTGCTAGCCTTTCCTCAAGAGCAAGTTGCTGACGTTCCCTCTCAGGAGCTGCAACCTGCAACATACGGTTGTAGATGTCCTGTTCAGTCTGTGCAATAGGTTGTTGAGCTTGCTGATAGAACTGACTAGCACCACCGAAAAGCATGTCTTGTATTGCTTGCTCTTCGGGTGATAGGGTCATTGTAGTACTACCTTCAGAAGTAGTAGCAATATTTCCACCTGTAGCGCCTGTAACAGTAAACGGTACAAAGCGAGTATCTTGAGCAGCTGTAGTTCCTATACTTTCAGCGCTCGTTTGCGCTTGCTGTCCAAAGCTCTTAAGATCATTCATCAGGTTGTAGTAACCAGCCCCTGACAAAAGACCACCTAAAGTAGATCCTACATTGAGATTGCTTAAGGCATCCCAGAAATTATCAAAAATTGTAGAAGACGCAGCACCTGCAGCACCTGCAGCACCCGCAGCACCTGCAGCACCTAATGGTGCATTTGCAGATATTTGTTGTTGTAAGATCTGTGGGTTAACAGTATTACGATTCAAAGCTAAAGCATTAGGAGACTTCTCAGTCTGCACTACTCCGTTTGCATCTGTCCAAACAGCAGCCATTAGTAAGTACCTCCATCAATCGTCATAGTCACCGCCCCTGACACTGTTAATTGTTCAACATTAGTTGTTCCAGTTAGGACAGCACTAGCAGAGTTGGCTTTACTGTTGACAGCCACCTCAATCTTGTCAAACTCTGTGTGAAACTCACTACCGAGAATAACAGCGTTAGTTGAGTCTTTATTTTGAAAGACATTTGTATAGTTGTAATCACTCATAGCATCCTACCTACTAAAGCTTGTATGTTTAATTCCTGTATTGAAAACTCTGTACCATTAATAGGTATGTCAAGTCCTACATTAACCACTGTTCCATTACCTGTCGAGTTTACATTGGGTGTGTTGATTTTAATACCACCAGAGTATGTGCCTATGTTGTACTGAGCAGTACCAAAGTACGCAGGTACACTAGAACCTAAAGTTATAGCCTGACCTGTATAGTTATCAGAATAGTTATAAGACCACTTAATGTTAGCTACAGTACCTGACCCACCAATTAGAGTTGGTTTAATCTTTTTTAGGATTTTAGTGCGTGAAGCATCACCAAAGGACAATGAGTTACTCAGGTACTCCATCAAATATGTTTCACCAGCATCGTAATACGTATTGTACTTTCCAATACCTAATGCACTACCTATTAAAAAGTCACCATTGTCTCTGCGTAGGAAACATTTGAATCCTGTGTTAGGCCAACGTGTAACTCTAAGAGTACCGTCCTCCAAAGCACCTCTAGTGTCAAAACAGTAGAGTGTGTTTAGTGTTGGGAAGTTCAATAAGTAAAACGCATTCTCTGCACTGTATGCGGAGTTTATGTTGACTCCTGCCGAAGACACTGCGGAGAATAAGTCATTACGAATGTTCTTACTGATGTCACGCATTGGTGCTGACTTTTCCTGAATAACACGACCGAGTGACTGAACACCTACGTGTGACAGGAAGATTAGATCAGTACCTGTAGGCTGAACAGAGTCTCTAGCAATACAACCAATACCGTTGATTGTATCAGCTAACGCCATAGTTGCAGGAGACTGAGCACCTTGATAAAGAATGATTGATCTTTTACCAAAGATAACTAGAAAGCCATTGTGTGCTGCTAAGGCAGTAATCTCATCATAACCATCAGGCCAGACCTTAGAAATATTGATAGAGCCTGACGTACCACCAGACCACGCTGCACCAATCAATAGATCTGACCAGTACACTGTAGACTTGTCCGTAGCCGTGTCAGCCATCCACATACGGCCAAACGCACCTAAGGCACAGTTAGCCTGTGGTGCAGTACCAGAAGCTCCTGTGTGGCTTCCTATGGCCACTACGGAGGTTCCGTTGTATACTAAAGGACTGTACCCACGCTGTACTAAGTAGATGTCCTGATTAAACGGAACCATCTGCCAGTTGTCGTCAGTGATAGTATGTGCACCAGTAACGTCAGTAAGTGCAGTAGTGCCTGTAAAGAGTTTATTGTTACCTGCTGACAAAACTGTACGTGTTCCGTCAGTCTCCTCAAGCTCAGCCATGACAACAATAGACTCACCACCTAAATCAGTAACGTCATCTGTTAAAGTTTCAAAGCCTTTACGTGCACCAATACGACCATACTGATCAATAATGCAGTTGTCAGCAACGGACGCAAAGGAAGGATCACCATCAATGGGACTGTCCTGTGTGTTCAGTCCTTTGAAGGCTGGTGCTCTAATTGTAATATTCTGTAGCTGTTGTGCCATAGTTACACCGCCACATATATAAGTTCTTCTGGGTGTCTGTTAGCGTCTATTGCTATAGCATCAGATAAAGACTTATCAGCAATAGCAAACAGTTCTTGTGCTGAAGTTCCGCCTGTCTCTCCACGCTCTCTAGCAGCAAACGCTGTAGCTAAATGAATGATGGGTTTAGTTGGTAAGATTACACTAGAGTTGTCTGATTCTAAGTCGTCAGTTCTTGACACTGAATTAACTACTAAACTATAAACACCATCAGGACGTGGATATACTTTAAGAATAGCAGACCCGTTTGCCAGTACTCCATTAAACTGGTAATAAGCTGGAGAGCCATAAATAACAGAATCATTAAAGTATGTTTGTTTATCAAACCAATCTTTACTTTGTTGCTTCATAAAAGCGTTTGAAGTATCGTTCAATACAGATTTGATTTCAGAAGCCTGATTAACATTTGATAGAGTGTAATTGCCAAGATCAAAAGCAGACGTTGTTACTATTGTAGTTGAACGTAAAGCACTCCAATCCCAAGCATTCTCTACAAAGTCTTTAGCATCATTAACAAACTCACCTACCAAACTAGAGTAGGCATTTTCATTTACTGTGGTTACTGTGCTTTCACGTAGTCTGACTAAGACTTTGTTTACCAGTTCCAAATATGTCATTGTTGTAGTCTCGCTATTAATTCAGCTAAGTAGTCTTTAGATTGTCGTGGCATATACGGTGTTAAAAGTTGTGGATTGAAGGCTATAGAGGCCATAAAAGCTTCTGGAGTTATTGGAGACTTTCCCCCTCCTCCAAATCCAAATAAACCACCACCTCCTGTTCCGTCTCCAGTACCGTCACCAGTGCCATCGCCTGTACCTGTACCAGTTCCTGTACCAGTTCCTGTGCCGTCTCCAGTGCCGTCTCCAGTACCTGTACCACTTTCTCCTGTATCTGTAGGAGTCTCTGTAGGAGTTTGTTCAACAGGCGTCTCTACAGGAGTAGGAGTTGTGTCAGGAGTATCATCAACAGTACTATCAAAAATATCTCCGATATTCCCGAACAAGTCTCCTGAGTCTACCTCTTCCTCTACAGTGTCTTGACCGCTGTCTGGTGTGGTTGGCATAGGATCTTCACCAGTGCCATAGCCTTCACCAATTACATAAGGATCGTATTCTGTAACGTCTTCAGTTTTAGTTTCACCTGTTTTACCATGAACAAAAACACCATCACCTTGATAGATCCAAGGAAGTTCTGGGTTAAAGACATCTTGCTCTGCTGGTGTAGTTGGTGTAGTTGGTGTAGTTGTTGTAGTTGTTGTAGTTGTTGGAGTTGTTGGAGTTGTTGGAGTTGTTGGAGTTGTTGGAGTCTCAGGCTGACCTCCTCCACCACCACCACCAACCTCTCCAGTATCTGTAGGCTGTACAGGTTCTGTAGGCTCAGGTACACCAACAGTCACTGTGTTAGTGTCTTGATCTACTTCAATAGGAGTATCTTGATTGGGGTCTAATGTAATTGTAGTGTCTGGTGTAACAACTGGAACTGTCTCTGCATTAACTGTGTCGTAGACAGTACGAGCTACATCAGACAAACCTTCAAGACCATCTGGAAAATAATCTAAAAACTCTCTAGCTTCTTCTAACTCACCAGTAGGCGCAAATGCACTAACAAGCCCTTGCTTAATATCCCCACCACTGGCTGCTGTATTTACAACAATATCAGCTATAACATTAGCAACACCTTGTGACACACCCGCTGCACCAAGACCAGCTGCTACAGCAGCTCCAACACCTGCTGTTGCCACTGTTGTCAAACCAACTTTAACGGCTGCTTTTAAGTAGTCGTCAAACCCACCTACCTCACTAACACGAGTGTACTTACCGTTGTTGTTTAACTGCCAAGTCTCTCCGCCTTTAGTAGTGTACGTTAGTGGTACACCGTACTTCTCAGCAATGCCACTTACAGCTTCTTCAAACAGTTGGTTCTGTAGCTGTTGGTTTTCTAAAACAGAGCTTTCAGGATCAAAAGACGCACCAGCTTCACGCTCTATGTTCTTTACTAAAGTAGCTTGACGGTAGTTTACATTAGCTTGTGCTACAGCATCATCAAACTCAGCTAAGAATTGATTGTACTGTTCTGCTGTAATGTTGGTACGTTCTTTGATGTAAGTAGGTCTGTTGTCACCTTCGTACACTGTGTCGTTTGAAGGAGCAGTAACAGGCGTACCTTCTTCAGCAGCGTCCAGTAAGTCTCTGGGCGTTACAGTAGGCGTAGTTGGCTCTGTAGTAGGTGTCGTTGGTGTCGTAGGTACAATAACAGGTGTTGTAGGCTCTGGCGCAGGTGTAGGTCTAACCCGTGGATTAGTAAAGTCTCGGGGCTCTAGCGCATTACTTGTTGGCAAGTATTGGTCAAACAATCCACTAACTCTGGCCACTACTTATTCCCCCACTTAGTCAGTGTTCTTATTCCAAAAGAAGCTGCAACAGCCGCACCTAAGAATGCTTTGTACCAATCAGGCATATCTTCCAACACGTCAAACCCAGCACTGACAATAGGCACAGCCTCTGGGATGAAAGCCATGCACAGCGGCACAGAAAACAGGATCGTAAACCACTCGTCTTTCCAACTCGTTCCCGCATTGCTTGCCTGAATGTTGTCCCAGTTTGCTTCGTGCTTGATCACCTCTAGCTTGCGTTCGTGAGTTGCTTGCTTCTCTTCTGCTTTGCGCTTGAAGTAGCCACCAACAAGTTCTGATATTGGACCGATTAGAGCTTGCCACATGTTAACCTCACTTAAAGAAGTACATGACAGTACCGACTAATGAGCTAACTAGAATCCATGCAAAGCGTTCTACAACTCTAACAGCGTTTTGATTGTATCCAACAATGCCTTTCATCTTATCCATGTCACGCTCAGATTCGTCTGCTCTAAACTCAAGACGATCAATACGTGCATTAGACGACATAATCTTCTCTTCAACACGAGCAAGTATGGTAAAGGCTTCTGACAACTTGTCTAGTTTATTTTCGATGCGCTGAAGTCTAGCCTCTTGAGACTGCTCATTCATATCTTATACCACCTTAGATTGCCGCTAAGACAAACGCAAACAACTGATTGTAACGAACACCTAAGCGTGTATGCTCTACTCCGCTCTCATCTGTCCATGTGCTTGAGATAAACATACCGTAGCGTCCAGCGTCTAAACCTTCAGACTCAAAGGCGGCTTTAAGGTCTTGAGCAATGATACCGAAATGTATACGAGCATCATCACCTTTCTCAGCTACAGAGTCTTTCCAACGATACTTGCGTAACAACGCTTTACATTTGACAGCTACAATCCGCTCGACATTAGACAACTCTTCTACATCTTGTTTTTCATTAGCGTCTGATGTTTGAATAGTTCCATTGGTCGCGTATACGTCATCCCAACGTACACTTATATAACCTAAATCTACTAAATTATCTAAACTAGCTCCGGTACTGTCACATGGGTATACAGCTCTAATACCAATATAATCAGTAAGGCGTATACCTATAGCTGTGTTTGCAAAGTAAGCATCGTGAGTTGCGGTAGCACTGTTACGACCTATATTTGCAAAGGTAGAATTAGCATATCTAAAATCAATAACAGAGCCAAGAGTTCCAGCTCTATTTAATGTTAAGACAGGAGCAGAAGTCTTTAAAAGAGAAGACGGTACACTCATCTCAACAATATCAGAGCCAGTAGTCGAGCTGTAGATTTTATTGTTAGTTAAGTCTAAACCTAACTCTCCAGCAGCTAAGTCACCGCTATTTGGTGCACCAGAGCCACGCTTTAGTTGTATTGTACTAGCCATTATTTAAACACCTTTGTGAATAGCATGTTAAGAGCAGCTTGATGCCTTAGCTTCACCAAGGCACTCCGGCAACAGTCTGTGGTGCTTTCTGTGCTTCAATCTGTGCAGTCAGACCAGCCTCTACAGCGTCCTTGTCTACAGCGGCGTAAACCCACTCAAGCACGGTAGCCTCTGTAAGGCTCTCATAAGGCACGTAGTCGTCTGCTGAAGGATCTGGTGTGAAGCTACAAGTACCATAGCTAGATGCGCTGTAATCGCCATCTACGACCTCACAGCCCCAATGAGCAACCAGTACGCCTTTGTCTGAGTCGTTGGTGTATTCGAGTAGTTTAATAGTCCACATGATTACGCTCCAAAGAC